CCGGAAAGCCGAAAAGCTGCAATTTGATGCTTTCAATCCTGAGCAGCCGGGCGGAACGCAGGTGTTTTACTTCAAACAATACCGCGCGGGAGAGGGTGTTTACCCCTTGCCTGATTGGTACCCGGCCCGCACTTACATAGAAATTGACACGCAAATACCCGATTTTCACTACAATAACATAAAGAACGGGTTTGCGATTGGCAAAATACTTCAAGTCTATAAGGGTGAGCCGACCGAAGACGTAAAGGCTGAGTTTGACTATAAGTTCAAGCGCAACACTACGGGAACCGATAACGCTGGCGGGATTCTGATTTCGCATTCAGACCCAAGTGAGCGGGTAATGGATTTGATTGATGTAAGCCCGACCGACTTCGACAAGCTGTATTTGCAGCTTTCCGAAACCGTGCGCGATAACATCTTCTACGCCCACCGCGTAACCTCTCCAATGCTGTTTGGCGTTCGTGTGGAAGGCGCACTGGGTGGCCGCAATGAGTTGATGCAGGCTTATGAGATTTTCGACCGGGCTTATTCAGCCCCTAAACGCGAACAAATGGAGCGCGTATTTACCCGCCTATTCCAATACAAGGGCGTTATTGGCACAATTAAGACCGTGCCAGCCGAACCTGCCGGAGTGGATGTTATCGAAGACTTCAAAGCAGGAATTGCGACCGTAGAGGAAGCCCGCGAAGCACGGGGCTACAAGCAACTGAACGTGGCCACTACCGAAGACACCGCGCAATTTTCTGAGCAAAACCCGTTCGGATGGAACGACGACCGCGATAAGGAAGTGTTTAGCCGTTACGGTGCGCCGGAAAGCGATTACGAAGAACTGCCGGAGCTATTCGCGGAACTGACAGGGCCGGAAATGCGCGTCATGGCTGTTATCCGCGATAACCCGCAGGCCACACTCGAAGACATCGCAAAGGGCGCAAGGCTTGACAGCACCGAAGCAGCCGACGTTATCAAAGGCATGGCCGAGCGTGGGGAAATTGATTGGAAAGCTGGCAGCGTAACCGTTACTGATAAAGGCCTGCAATCCATCAACGACAGCGGCGGCCTGAAGACTGAAATCTTCGTCCTGTACAAATACGCCAAAGCACCGGGAATATCCGGCCCCGTTATCCTCGAAAACAGCAGCCGGGAATTTTGCAAGTTTCTTGTCGATCAGGGCAAGGTTTACACACGCGCGGAAATCAACGCAATGAGCGCAGAGTTAGGTTATGACGTATGGAAACGCCGAGGCGGCTGGCGAACCATCAAAGGCAGTTCCCCACCGCTTCACGTGCCGCAATGCCGCCACATTTGGGAATCTAAATTGTATCGGAGGACAACGCGATGAGCTTCAAGTATTTCATTGACACGGTTTACCTGAAGGATAACACACCCATTCAGGATAATCTCGACCCTAAGCTGCTGCAAATGACGTTGCAGGAGGCTCAGCAAATCACTTTGCGCGATACGATAGGCTCCGACCTATACGACGAGATTTACACGCAGTTTCCGGGCAGCTTGAGCGCGGCAAATAATACGCTGCTCGAAGACTACATAAAACCTATTCTGAAGTATGCCGTGTTACAGGATTCTTTGATTCCTATGGTGTACAAATTCAGGAACAACGGCGTAATGAAGTTTGAAGGCAACGGGCAAACACCGATTAGCCTTGAGGAATTGCGGGTTATTGAGGCGGGCTATGCGCAGAAAAAAGACCATTTTATCGAGCGCATGAACCGCTACCTGTGTCTTAACCCTGCGCTATATCCCAAATGGCAGAACCCTTCGGCGTATGCAGTCGATCAACCCAACCGCGATGGACAAAATTTCGGATTCTTTTTCCCCAAAGGCTAAGGCATGGCGCAAACGCAACGAGGCCTTGCTGCTGAAATTCCTGAAAGAAAATGACGCTAAACCAACTGATAGCAGCAATAAGGCGGGCGGGCGAAAATCATAAGATGATTCGGGCCGTGTATGTCGGGCCGGAATATGATTTGAACGCAACGCAAGGTCTGGACAATTACCCGATGCTGTGGGTCATCCCTGACACGGTTACGATGCTTTCAAGCGATGACGACAGCCAAACGGAGCAAACTTTCCGCTTTGCGCTGGCCGTAGCTGACAGGGTTTACCACGACCAGTCTAATCAGCTCGACGCCTTGAGCGATACGCAGCAGCTTTTGTCGGACGTGCTGGCCACGCTGCAATACGTTTACCGGAATAGCAATGCGCGGTTTGCGGTGAATGACGATGCAGAGCCATTCTTTGAACAGAGGGCCGACACCGTGAGCGGGTACGCAATTCGCTTTGAGGTGAGCGTACCGTTTACCCGCGACTTTTGCGCGGTTCCCAGCAACGACTACGCTTTCCCTAACATCGACGCGGAAATCCAAATCATCGACGGCGGCTATTACAATTCTACCTACTCTCTGACTATTGACGGAGGCATTTCATGAGCAACTTTATAACGATAAAACTGAGGCGCGGCACGGCGGCGCAATGGACTGCAACAAACCCCGTACTTGCTGAGGGCGAAGTCGGGCTTGAAACCGATACTAGGAAATTCAAAGTTGGCACGGGCGCGGCGGCGTGGAACTCCCTGCAATATTGGGGCGGTTCAGGCGGCGCGGCTGACTTTATTGATTTGGGCGATGTGCCAGCCAGCTATGCAGGACAGGGCGGAAAATACGTTAAAGTCAACGGCACAGCAGACGGTCTGGAGTTTGGCACTGTGACTGTTGCAATCGGTGACGTGACGGGCCTATCTGCTGCCCTTGCGAACCTCGTACCGTATTCCGGGGCAAGCGGTGACGTGAACCTCGGCGAATGGGGTATGCAACTTGGAAACCTTGAGTTTGACAACACCCCGACCAACAGTCCCGGCACAGACGGTTCGGTCTTTTGGGATTCCGGTGACGGCACACTGCAATTGCAGATGAAGGGAGGAGCGACTCAGAAGATTGGCATGAACACATTCGCCAGAGTCTACAATGATTCAGGTGTGCAATTGGTGAAGGGCGAAGTGGTTTACATTTCCGGAGCGCAAGGAAACCGGATAGCGGCGAAGAAAGCTCAGGCCAATACCGAAAGCACGGCAAAGAACACCTTCGCCATCGTGGTGGAAACCATAGCCATCGGAGCGGAAGGAACAGTTATTACAGAAGGGCCATTATATCAGCTCAACACCTTGGGCTTGACAGCGGGTGCGACTCTATACCTTTCCCCATCCACAGCCGGAGGATACACAGAAACACAGCCACAAGCTCCAGACCATCTGGTTATCATCGGATTTGTGGAGCGGGTTCACGCTACTGTTGGCAGCATTTATGTGAAGATTTCCAATGGGTTTGAACTTGAAGAATTGCACGATGTTGACCTTACCGAAAGCAAGGCTACCCCTATTGATGCGGACGCGGTGCTGCTTCAGGATAGCGCGGATAGTTCCATCTGGAAGCGCCTTACATGGGCTAACCTAAAGGCTACGCTGCTCACCTATTTTAACGGCGAATATGTGGCGAAAAACACCGCTATCACAGGGGCAACAAAAACCAAAATCACTTACGATGCTAAGGGCTTGGTCACAGCGGGAGCAGACGCGGCCATCGCAGACATTACCGGACTCCAGACCGCGCTCGACGGAAAGGTCGATGAAAACGCGGCTATAACCGGAGCAACGAAGACTAAAATCACGTACGATGCGAAAGGTCTTGTAACCGCCGGGGCGGACGCCACTACGGCGGACATTGCAGATAGCAACGATAAACGCTATGTAACCGAAGCGGAAAAAACCAAGCTGTCCAACACAAGCGGCACGAACACCGGAGACCAAACCATCACCCTGACCGGGGACGTAACCGGAACAGGCACAGGTAGCTTTGCGGCCACGATCGCAAACAACGCGGTAACGCTGGCAAAGATTCAGGACATCACCACCGCCCGCATCCTCGGACGTGTTACGGCTGGCAGCGGCGATGCTGAAGAACTGACAGGCACTCAGGCAACAACCCTATTAGACACGTTCACAAGTTCCCTGAAAGGGCTTGCACCTGCCAGCGGCGGCGGCACATCCAACTTCCTACGGGCGGATGGCACATGGGCAGCACCTTCAGGCGGCGGCGGCATATCCGACGGAGATAAGGGCGATATAACCGTCAGCAGCAGCGGCACAGTATGGACTGTCGATACCGAGGCAATCACCTATGCCAAGATTCAGAATGTGAGCGCGGCATCGCGGCTGCTCGGACGTGGCAGCGCATCGGGTTCGGGCGATGTGGAAGAAATCACCATTGGCACAGGGCTATCAATGTCAGGCACAACCCTCAGCGCAACAGGCGGCGGCGGCGCAGACGGCACCGTACTTTCTCCATCGCAGATAACCGCATGGCAGAACAATTACAACCCGTCTGGATGGGCGAATACGGTAGGGGTTCTGCGCATCAATAGCAATCAGTTCCACTTCCTTTCCGGCCTGACCGCTACAACGGACGGCCATACGGTGCGCATCTTCA